AGTAATGCTACCCTGAGCATACTGCATCATGACGTACCCAGCGATACCATATGACAGCAAGGCCTCACCTTGCGCCCGTACCTGACGAGCTGTACCGTTTGCACCACGCAAGTCTTGGATATACTTAGGAGCAATCAACTGAATACCAGGTGTCATCCTGATACCTTCTTCAAATACACGGACTGGTGTACGGAAGAAGAGCTGACCTATAATCTTCATCCACGGGTTATCACGGACAAACTGCTCATACTTCTGAGCTGTCTGTGATGCTGTACCGTCTCCAGAGAACTGACGCTTGAACAGGAGGTCTTCTGTGTATGACCTTCCTTCTTTGTTCTTAGCGTTCCTGAAGATGCTATCCTTACCCTTAGCTTGTCTGTCCTTATCCTTCTTGAACTCATCAGCTACAAACTTCTTAGCTTGCTTAGGGTTCATCCCCCGAGCTTCGGCCTGTTCTAAAAGGTTTTGCTTGATCTGAACTTCATCAAGATTTTCGTAGGCGTTTAGGATAACCTTATCTACTTCCTCTTGGATGTAATCTTCTAAGGCTTTTCCTTTCTTAGGACGTTTTAGGCTTTTATTATGTAGAATAGCGTTAGCAATCGCTTGGCCTTCTACATATCCACGATAGTTAATCTGTTGGAAAAACTCATCGGTCATATTGAGAATATTAGGAAAAAGGCGAATGACTGACCCTACTGGTACATACTTTTTGAAACGCTGAGGGATAACATTGTGGTTTTCCATAAACCTACTGTAGTCGCCTGTTAGCATCCCACGCTCATATTTATAAGCAGCAATGGCAGCTTTTGCCGCACCCTCACGCATCCTCCACATAGCCGAGTATGTACCAGTCATCTTACGAAAACCTGAACTGGCGTAATCGCCCTCAACTACGAAATTCAAGAATGGCTTATATGCAGTCTTAACAAGAGAGGGAAGTGTGTTAACCACAATCGTAGAAGTCGTAAACACAGTGCCAATAACAAACTCATTCACACCTTCGACAGTGCGACGGAATGATGCTTTTGCCTTGTACCCAATACCTGGGTTTTGTGCGTCCATCTTCTGCTTCAACAGTTCACGACGTTCTGCTGACAACTTAGCGGCTTTCTCGATACGGTTCTTTTTCAAAGCCCGTTCAATTTCACCGTTCAGACGTTTGATGTCTGTATCCTTTGACAACAGTTCACGTTGCTTATCAACCATAGCCAGCCATTCACGGTCAGCTACTTCCTGTGTGACATTATCCCTTACTTTGATATCTTCAGGTAACAGGTTTAGCAGTTCACCACGATAGATGTTTTCCCGTCTTGCACCTTGTGATCGGGCGTTAGTAGAACGAAAGCCCTCATCGAGTATATTAAGCTTACGGAAGAGGTCTTCAAGCTCCTCTCGGGCTGCACCTAGTTCAACCGCAGCGTCCTCTGACAGGTCACCCTCTTGGCGACGTATAACATCATCCAGCTCTTCTACAAGGTCTGACATGGTACGCTGTACAGAAATACCTAGAGCATTAAACTCAGCCTGAGTAAGTTGCATACCCAGTATCTGTTGAGTCAGTGAGTTTGTATCCAGACTACCATCAGTATTATGGACTACCTTACCTAAGACACTTGTTAGCATATCTGTAGCGTCTTTGATTAACTTACGCTTCTGTACGCCAGTCTCAGGGTCTACAGCAACAAATCCATCCTTAGTTGTCTTTTCTACAGCCTCACGGATTTTTAGGATAGCTGAAGTGACACCTAGCTTAGGCTCTGATGCACCTTCCTGCTCAACCCGAGTTACTAGCTTTGCGCCAGCCTCGTTGATATCTTTAGTTGCCCCGTCGGCTGGTGTAGCGTCGTCTGCTGTCTTAGCTGCACCTTTAGAAGTCTTACGTTTCTTAGGTTTAGCTCCTAGAAGCTTTTGTGCCTGATTTATAGCAGGGGTAGCGGCTAGACCAATCGTACCAGCAGTCGCTGCGCTAAGGGCAGAAGACTTCAGTGTACGTCCTAAGTCGATATCCTCACCTGTTACAGAGGTCTCAATGACCTGACGGTTGATATCATCAACAGCACCATAGATAGCCCCCTCAGTGGCGGCAATAACAGTGTTACGCATACCGCCCTTCAGTAGAGCTTTGAGACCTTCCTTACCAAGCTGTTTACCAGCAAAGCTTGCTCCAGTACCAATACCAAAAGACGCTAGTCCAGCGTAAGTTGTAGGATCGGTAGCTACGCCTTTCACAAAACGCCAAGTCCCGTCCCATGAGATATTTTTATCATCATAGGCTTCCATTAGGTATAGGAAGGATGCTCTTGTATTATCGTCTGCTCGAGAGATAATAGAGGCATCTACAGTCATCTTAGGTAGGTTGTAGTTAAACCAGCCCATAGTATCTAAGGCGTAGTCTGCCAGCTCTTGATCTGACCCATCAAAGTCTCGACCATTGTGATTGAACCGATATACGTTACGAGCTGCCATCAAGAAGTCATCGTCTTCTACAAGGGTATCCTCGGTGGTATCTTCTTCGCCAGCCTCAAACCGTGCAGTGAATGCTTCTTGTCCTCCAGCAATCGCTTGAGAGACATTGGTTGGGGCTGGGGTTGTGGAAGATGCTGTTGTGTTCGGTGTTGTTGGAGAAGTGGTAGACTGAGGAGCGTTTAACCTTTGTGCAGCTTCTCGGTCAGCCTTTATCTTTTCTTGCTTCTTACGAATCTCCTCCAGCTCATCACTAGACGGATTCCAAGTGGGTAGATCATCGACGCCCATGTTTTACCTCGTTTGAATAAGTCTATTTGGAGTGATTTCCTTGAACTCTGCATCAGGATTGATAGCCTCGACTTCAGCCGCTTCAGCAGGGCTAATGACAGGGTAGATAACCCCTGATTCAGGGTCTCTATACTCATTACTAGTGTTTCGTAGTTTTTCTGTTTGCTCTTTCAGTTGGTAAGCAGCAGATGCTGTAGTCTGGTTTCTAAAGCTCTCGACATATTTTTCGACTTTTGCAACAACAAGCTCACGGATTTCCTTTAGCTGTCTTTTAGTAAGCTTTTCATTTCCGTTTTCTTCCCTGTAAATCTCTACAAGCTCAGAAAACTCGTCTTTTGCTAATGTCTTACCTCGTGCATAGAATGTGCTATCTTGGTTTAATAGCCCACCAGCCATACCATATTGACCGTCCAGTAAAGCTACGTTTCTAATTTCAGCAAGCGCACCTTCTACTTGGGTTTCGAACCGCTTATGTTCATTAGAGTTTTTAACATCAGTAATATAGTAAGCTGACTGTGTAGCCTCGATAAGAGCAGGGACATCGTCAGGATGAATATCAGGCTGTGTAGATGCCCACCTGATGATTGCTTCTGGGTTACCTAATGCTGCCTCAGTAAGCCCTAGTTCCTCTAGTTCCTCTACAGTATCAGCTTCTTTTAACTGACCTTGTAGTGTTACTAGGTTGTTCTTAGAGACTGTCTTATCGACACCAGTGTTAGCCCGTAGTCGCTCACGAGCAGAGCTGAGGTCTGAGTAGCCTTCTACTTCACGGACTTCAGATTCAGTAAGGGGTGGGTCACCTTTGATCATCTTATCTAGTAGGGTGTCCTTACGAAGCTTTTGTTCATCTTCTTTTTTCTTGAGCGTAGCCGCAGCATCGACAGCATTCAGTCTGTCAATCTCACGCTGTACATTAGACATATAAGTGTCCCATAGCTGGGGCTTATCTTTCATGATGCCTTTGTAAACTTCTGGAGCATCCTTTAAGACACCTATGTCTCTATTTAATAAAGCTTGGTCACGGGCTGCGTTCAAAATTTCAGCGTTACGGGTCTTACCTTGAATAAAATCGTTTCCTCCGGCAGAACGCCAGATATCGTCCCGTTGCTGTAGAGTTTTCCAGTCACCAGATGCCGCTAAAGCTTTATCTGTAGTTGAAAAGTCATTAGCAGTGGCCTGTAGCTCGTCTGCTCGTTTTCCAGCGACATACTGCTGTACCTGAGCTGAACGCTGACCATCTAGGTAGCCGAGCATCCCTGATACATATGCACCATTTGATTCACCGTACTTATCACGGATGTATTGCTCTGCCGATGCATAGCCGGAATTGATACCGTCTAGGGTATTTGCAAAGCCTGTAGAGTTACCAAACTCGTCAGTGCTAGGCGCACCAATAGATGCCACTAAGCTCTGAAAGTCATCGTCCCGTTCCATAGTGGCCTTACCAGCCGCCTTCAGGATCATGAGCTTCCTTGTCATACTCATGTCTGGATACAGTGTGTCTAGCTCTTCGATGCCTGTAGTATTGTCACCTTGCAGTGCCTTAGATACATACCCATCAAACTCTAGCTCAAACTTCTTGTTAGCCTCATCAATCTTTCTTCGGTCATTGCGTTGAGATGCGTCCAATACAACATTCAAGCTATTTGCCAGAAGTTCCGCAGAACTGCCAGCGTTTGGGTTAGCTCTATATTGTACTGCACCTGACCCCTGTCGTCCTATTCCCCTCGCAGTGGGAGACACAGGTGTTAAATCAACTGTAGTCCGTGCCATTTCTTAATTCCTTATCCAAACATGGAAGGTAGGAAACCCTTACCTCCAGCGTCTATAGCTCTATCGTTTGCACCAGCAGTTGCTCCACCAATACCCAAGGCAACACCCAATGGATTGGGGGCGGCTTGTAGCGGATTACTGGCAATAACCTGTTCCATGTTCTTCTGCATACCGTAGGCCTCAGCCTCATATGCTCTATCCAGAACAATCTCTTGGTCTTTAACTCTGGTTGTGTTTCTTGCACCCTGCTGAATAATAGCGTTGATGGTGGCATCAACAGATTTACCTGTGACACCTTGGGATGCGGCAGACGCAATGGCTGTAGACCGTGCGGCTCTGTTTGCTAATATTGTGTCAAATTCTGTTTGGTTTTGCGCCCTAGCGTCTAATTGATAATTACCTTGGGCAACACCAGACTTATAATTATAATCTTTTCGTCCACTTGTAATACTGGCGTTGGCGGCAGCATTGGCGGCATTAACTTTCTCACGCTCTGCCTGATACTGCATTACCGCCTGACCGCCTTGGACGGCTGCTGTAACGTCACACATTTTCAAACCTTCCAAATTCGTAAAACGGCAAATTATGTGCGCCCCAGTTCACCTCACGGATGAATGAGAACCCACACCACTTCAGCCACTTATGGTGAACTGTGTTTCTTTTATCTGTTAAGTTCCACAGAAGGTCTGCTTTAGATTCCTCGTGGAGTTGTTTTATATAATCCCTACTTTCTCGTAGGAACTGCCTGGAATGACGCTTCAAGTCTTCACTGGCAAGCATCCATACTAGAGCTGAGTTAGCGTCGTCTGGAGCAGTACCAAAGATACCGACTGGTAGTTCGTCTTCCATGATTGTGTAGCATATGGGGGAATACTCCACCGACCTCGAGAGACCCTCTAGGGCTTCAAGATCGGAGGAGGCTTTTATTTCTTGCTTGTCAGCGTCCCGAAGCCGTGAGGCCAGCGACGAGATGTGCCAAGCCTCAGTAACTTCTGTATGTAACATTAGACCCTTCTTACAGCCTTCGCTGTCCACTGTGCGTTCCATTCTGTACCAGTAAACGTACAATGGAACGGAGTGTCGTTTAGGAGTTCAATCTTTGTGTAAAGATTTTCACCCATAACTGGGAACTTGAATTCACCATCGTCCAACGACAGACCGCCTAGTGTATTATTACCAGACCCGAGGTTGCGCCCTGAGAAAGTATATTCATAAGGGGTTCGACCACGGTTGGTTACTCTAGCAGTGAACTGAGCTGTATCTTCGTATTGTACTGACACATACCTGACCGACAGCCTACCATCCTGTATGGCTACCTGACCCTGACCCTTGTCTTCTTTTAGGAAGAATGGAGAATACTCATAGCGGAAGGTATAGTTTCTTCCGATAATCGCATTATCGTAATCTGATCCAGTATAATCACCGATAGCAGTAAATGTTGTGCTGTTGGTTCTAGTAGTGCCTATAGTTATCCCTCTAGGGGCGTCAGCGTCGCTCTGAACGAACACAGCGGTTGCTGGGGTAGGATGGGGCAGTGTGAACGTAGTTAGGCCTGTAGCGGCATCATACGTCCTTGTAGTGTCCGAGAACTTAAAGCTGTGGTCTAGGTGAATAGGAAAGGATGTACTGGAGCGCACCGAGTCTTCCTCGATGTTTATCTTCTCCATATACAGCCCGTCACTATCATAATCCACCAGCAGGAACATATCATTATCGACTAGCGTAAAGTATTTGACATCACCCTCGAATACCCACTTACCCCAAGATGACTGGATTTTACCTTGAGTCCCTTGGAAGTATTTATAGCAGTAGAGTTCGTTTGGATTGCTGCCTAGTAGAAATACGCTAGAAAGACGACTAGAACCCCCGATGTATTGTACAGGAGATTTGATATATTCTGGTATCTGTGCTGATACCTCATCAGCGTTCTCTGTGTTTAAGTCGTTATCTACGAAGTACTCCATGAGCTTAGAGTTTGTCCCAGTGTCATCGGCAAAGTAAATGTAAGCACCGACTTGTACAGGGGTCTGTGTCTTGGAGCAGTTAAAAGCTGAAGCAAAGTTCAGTTGTGCAGTTTTTGGGGAGAGTAAGTCCAGCGTTTCAAGAATGTATTGCGTTCTGTCTGAGAAGACGAGCAGTTTCTTGTTAAACGGGACAGCAAAGTTTAGCAGTGTAACTTGACCAGTTACCGCAGCGATATCGATTGGATCAGCATCTACTAGTTGGGCGACAGTGGTTCTGAAGAAATTCTCAAAGTAATCAGCTTCAGACATAATCACGTTCTCATCAGCGAGAAAGCCCATGCGTCCTTGATGGATAAAGATATCGTTAATAGGCTTGCCTACAAAGGTAGGGTCAGCATTTGTTGTATCATCACCTACAAGCATCTTAGCCCAAGTATGCTCATCGAATGTGAACGAGTCTGTAGAGGCATCGTAGGATAATGTATGAGGCAGGGTTGAGGCAGTTAGCTGTCTCTTCTTACCGTAGCCATGTGTCTCTATCCATAATCCATCCTGATAAACAACATAGTAGTCATCACCATCAAACCCAGGTTCACCAATAATGCGAACCAGACGACCATCTTTATCCTGTGCAGGGAGGTCTTCAAAGCTTGTTAGTTCATCTTTGAAAGCTGTCATGGCATTACCGCCATTGCCTTCATCGATTGTCACTACATCTGTAGATGCGAGATATAGAGAGATTGTTGAGTTGTATCTAGCTACAGTGTAACCAGCAGCAGATAAATCGTTTACCAGCTCTTGTGCAATCTCTTCTGTACGCTCGACAGCATTAGAAGCCTCTGTGTTAGCCCCTGTGGTAAAGTTAGCCTTTAGGACATTATTTACATAGATAGCATAATTAGAGTTGCTCAATGACCCTTTAATAAAGATAGACCAGTAGCGGTCTGGGTCTAGACGAGCTGGCGTAATACTGGACTCTGCTATTGTAGAGGCGGCAGCATTAACCGTTCTGTTTAGAATAAATGTAGTATCACCCACCGTAATCATCTTACAGTTTTCACGGGGGTTCGAATTAAAATCTAGGTATGAGCCAGAAAGTGTACCATTGACTGTCTTAGAGCTACCAGTCTCATCATATACCTTGATGTCATTATCTTGTACGTTAATAAAGAACTTCTTGCCATCAAATCTCTGGAAGAAGTGTCCTTTGATGTTACCTGAGATATTGTTACCTAGTCTTGCAACAATCTCAGAACCTGGACGTTTTTGTAGGCCAGCAACAAGCGAAGCCCAACCGTTCTCCATCTCAGTACAAGAGTTTTGCAATCGGAGTGCTGGGGGCTGCTGACTGACACCGTTGAACATATTAGGCATTGTGCCAGCAACGAGAGCCATTAGTAAGTCCTCCTGACTGGGGCATATCTGCCCACCATAGAATATGTGGAGTAGCTATCTGTAAGTACATTGTAGTCTGCTGTCTCTGCTTCTTCATGCTGAAGGAGACCCCAAGCCTGTTGCTCGTCTGCTCTGTTAAATTTAGACAGAGAGTCAGACCCTAGAGTACGCTCTTGGAATACCCGAATAGAGCGAACAGTGATATACCTACGGGCTGCTTCCGGTAGGTCATCAAAGTCGAGACCTACAGTAAGTCTTAGTTTTAAGGCTTTAGTGAATTTATAACTGTTTTCCTTACGGTCATACAGCTTCATACCACGCTGAATAACATCGGTAGATACATCTTCTTGTACAGTGTCTACACGGAATGCATTAGCTGGGAGCTTAATTTCACTATTGATATCTGGTTTTAATGTATGAACTTCGGAGTTCCAGTGCCAGCCGTGGGTCTGTACCTCACGGGACACCTCATCGATAATCGAGGAGGCAACCTGAGCGTCAACCTGAAGTCCTGTTAGAGATGCCACTGGAGCTTCGCCTATATTAGATAGACAGGCATTCACAGCTTCCAGCTTAGTAGTTGGGACAAGTGCCATATTAACCTCTTAGTAAAAAAGAGAGACACCCGAAAGTGCCTCTCTAATTGTTAGCTTAGGCAGACTGAATCTGCACAGCAGCTTCGTTACGCAGTACGCCATGACCTACTGCATACTTAGCAACCATCAGAGTACCCTGACGACGGATGTCGTACTCAGACTCTGTAGCCAAGTCCATCAGCTTCACAGTACCAGCAGCAGATGGGTGGAATACCAATGCTGTGGTGTTAGAAGCGTCAACGGCCTGACGGGTTGAAGTACCAGCGTCAACACCAGTTGTGATGTTGGTAGTAGGTAGGTTGTTTGACTTCAGGACATTGATGCCAGCAACTTGCATGACCTTACCAGTAGCGGTTGAGCCGTTTCCTGCGTTGCCGAAGTCAACATTGATAACCTTTGAGCTGTTAGCCAGCAGATAGTACTGCTCAGGCTTCACAACAACATAACGGTTATCTTCAGGTACGTTCTTCTCATCGAGAGCCTGTGCGGCATCGAAGATAGCGGCAATCAAGGTATCACCGTCTGTACCAGAGTTGGCTGAAGTGATAACCTCACCAACCATGTCAGCTTCACCAGTCACTGTAGCAGTGGTTTCGTTAGCTGCCTGAATGATGGTCTGCAAGATGTGCTTGTCCATCTGGTTAGCCAGCGCAATACCCATCTCACGAGAGTACACTGAACGAACATCGTAGTGGTTCTTAGCTTCATCGATGTTAGCAATGAAGGTAGAAGCCAGCAGGAGGTCGTTAATAGTGATAACCTTCTCTGAGTGGTTGATGCTGTCACCAGTGATTTCATCACCAGGAGTATGGTAATCAGCAGATGTACGACCCATCACTGGGAATTGAGCAGACTTACCGTTAGCGATAGTGCGAACCTGATGTTTGTCCATCATGATGGTCTGCTGTTCGAAAGCGGTCAGGACTTCGCCTGAGAATACCTTGAGAAACAAGGCGTCCTTATCTGAACCGCCATTATTTGCGCCTAAGCGCGAAGGAGTAGCATTAGCCATTTTTGTTGTACCTCTATTGTACGAGTTAAAATTAAGGGGTTAACCTCAGATTACTCGCCACCTTTCCTTCGAGGTTGTTCTCCGCAGAGAGCCAAAAAGTACAAATGGTCTGTTTTCTTTAGGTCTTCATGCCTCGGTTTTCACTCCGAGACATGACTGAAAGATTACTAGATGCATTATTAAGAGTGTTACGGTCTTTGTGGTGTACGTCTTTGCCGTCACCCTTCCGAGCCAGTCCCTTCCTAATCATTAAACGACGAGCTGCATTTCGTCCTGCCCGTCGCTTCTTCTGCTCGGGCTTGGAATGATAATCAGCGTATTCTGCTTCATAATCCCTAGCCATTCTAATATCCTTTACATAATGTTTGAGCGAGACAGTTTGGCTGCGACTTGATCACGGAACGCAGGATCAGAACTGTATCGTGGGTCTGCCATATCTGCTTTCATTTGAGCTAGGCTCGAGTAAGCATCGGCAGATGGGCGTGATTGACCAGCTAAGTTTCGTGCTGGTTCAACACCTCTTTGAGCCTCATACATTGATCTGAGACCCTGAACGGCAAACATGGTTTCTTCCATGTCACCGCTATTTACTGCTCTGTTAAAGGCATCAATCTGTCCTTCGGATAGATTATCGCCAGCCCAACCAGTCATAGCTTCATAGCTATCCTGACCGCCAACAGAGTCATAAACTTGATTTGTAGTTGTGGATAATAAAGCTTGCTGTCCCTCAATATAGCTATCTACTAAATTTCTTGGGATACCAGCTTTCTCGAGCTGTTCATAAGATGCATCAGCCAGTCCGTCATTATTCCAAAACTCTTGACTGAGTGCTTCAAAATCTAAGCCAGCTTGTTCCACAGCTTCACGAGCGACCTCTTCAGATGCCTCTGCATTACTATCCGGAACACTCTCGCTCTCAGTTGATTGGCGTGATTTTGTGTATTCTGACTGTAATTCAGCATAGGCTTTTTCTAGTTCCTCGTATGAATCAAATTTACCTAATATTTTTTCTTCACCAGAAGAAGGTGACTGCGCCTCGTCTTGAAGCGCAGCCTGTTCTTCCAATGATGGATTATTTTCTTGGGGGTCAATATTAACCGTTTCCGTTGCCATCATTTAATCCTTGTTGTGCCATTTTCATAGCTTCGGGAGTGGCTTTCTCAGCCATACGTCCCATCGTTTCATTCATCATCATTTGCTGTTGAGCTTCGGCCTGTGCCTGTTGCTCTGCCATGATATCTTCTTCTGTCTTGACCAGACCATCCATATCAATGCCCAAGGCTGTACCAATACGGGTGATGTAATCCCCAACATTCATATATTGTGCTACGGCCTCTGCCCCGATGGGCTGTAGAGCCTGTAAAAATGCATTATATTTGTTGAGGTCATGACCACGACCTAGAGCTTCCAATCCAGTAACAATAGCTGGCCTTACGATACCCTTCGGTAATTCAGGTAATCTCTTGGCCTTTGTCATCCTGTCCATTAGACGGTTTACTAATGGGAGCTGAAACTCTTGCGATAAAATAGAATAGACACCACCAAGGGCATCTTCTAGTTCCTTAGCCATGAAGCGTACTTCTTCGGCAGTCACACGTTCACCTGAACGCTGGACAGCACTATTCATTAGGAAGGCATAAGATAGACGCTCAGTGATTGAGCGTACAGTATCGTAGGCTACCCTCATGTCTGCATACTTCTGAGTTTGTAGTACAGACACCTCATTAGAGTTACCAGCAACAATAGCGCAGTTCTCGGCCTGAGCAATGTCACGCATCCTAGTAGTACCATTAGGGTTAACCATGAATAGTACTTTAGCTGATGCGGCAGATGCCTCTACAATCGCCTTAGAAAGCCCCTCAAGGCTGATAAGGTCTCCGAGGTACTCTTCAACATAGGAACGTCCGTAGTCCTCACCGTCGATCCTAGTCCACCGGAGGGGTAACATAGGTGACTTATCAAGAGGCCAGCTACCAGCAGAACCTGGAATTACTTGTCCCTTGAGTTCTTGGTACAGACGCCATCTATTACCATCTAGATAAAAATGGGTATAGAGAGCTACTTTGTCTTTGTAGCTTTCTTTAACATCGCTATTCAGGTCACTACCTAAAAGCTCTAGTTCTTTTTCTTCTAATACAGCAGGGGAGATTTCTTCTTTGGTAATGATTTCTAGAACATTACCGTAGGGATCACGTTTCACGACATAGCTATCTAGTCGGAATACACGGATGCCACCAGACTTAGGGAGATAAACTAGGACATTACCAGCAACAATAAGGTGCTTCAGTGCCTCAAAGATGGGAGAGCGTAGACCTGATGTTTCAATCTCAGTCATTACTGACCGTTCAATCTGGTTCAGTGCTTCTTCAACTTTAGCACGGGCATTATCTTGCCCAGTAAGTTCTACTAGTGTCTGGTCGTCTACTTGAAGACGAAAGAAAGGGGAATTCGGGGGCAGGAGGGAGAGCAGAAGTTTTGAGGCTAGGTTATTTACACCCCTAGCCCCAATACCTTGATAAGGAGTTCTGTATTCTGTAGCCGAGCTATGACCGCTAGGAGGAACTAAAGTTGGTATAGTTACCTCAGAGCAATCTCTAGCTCGGTTAAGAAACATTTCTCGCTCAACGGCAAGCTGCTCGTACCGTCCTGCACAGGTCTTACCGTTGTGCATAATTTTAGACTCCTACGCCACCTGTTGAGCTACCGCTTTGACCGCCAGTGATTGACAAGCCAGAACTGCGATAAGGTTTAGTGCCACCTTTTTTACCACTCTTATTACGCTTTGCCCGTTCCTCATCAGCAGTAACTGCCTCTGTGGGTGCGCCCTGATCCAATACTGGAGGAGGAGGTGGTGGAGGAGGTGGAGGTGGTGGAGGAGCTGGTGCTTTGTTAGACATACACATCACATATTCTCCAGAATATTTTCATTTTGTTGATTGTGAACCGCCCTGAGATGACGGGCTACCGAAGCAGCCCCAGCTTTGAACCAAACTGTCTTTTCATCATCTTCAAGTGTTGGGCAGCGGTCTGGAAACATCCGTTCGACATAATCGAGCAGAGGTTCGTCTACTACTGGTAACTTAGACACCACATGAGCCTCCTGTGCCACTTATGTCACAGATGTCGTGGGTCTCAATACCTTCTTCAAACTCAGTACCAAGCTTATCCACTGCTTCGCTGTACGGGACAGAGACCAAGGGTTGGCCTCCTCTCGCACCATCGGGATAGACTGTGAAGCCTCTGAGCCTGTGGGCATAGGATGCCAGAGTGTTAGCAAAATCATCTACTGTATCCTCGTTGTTTAGTTTACTGCCCCAAGAGGGGAGATTGATTGTTGAAGAGATAGACATATCGACATAGTCTTGTACGTCAGCTTGGAACATCATACGACGCTCGTAATCCTCAGCTAAGTCTAGAGATGACTCAATCTTATGTGGGTCAGCTCCATACATATCAATCAGCTCCTGAGCAGCCGAGTCTACAACATACTGGTAGTGCCAGCGATTTTGCCCTTTTAGATATCTACGTTTATAGGCGACAGCAAAGATAGGTTCTACGCCTGTAGAAGTCCCAGCAAGAATACCAATAGAACCAGTAGGAGCAATCGCCCTGTTTGCAACTGGACGGGATACAGATAGATGATCTGCAAATTGTCTACTAGTTTTATCAGACTGTCCTTTATATATAGATAGCCATTGGTGAAGCTCGGGGGTAACTTCATATCTGTAACCTTTCTTGATTAACCATTCATGCATACCCATCAAGCCTAAGCCTAGACGACGGTTCTTTTCCCTTGTCTCATAGACAGCACGGTACGGGAGTTTAGCTTGCAGTGTCCCACAAATCAGAAACTTGGTTGCAAGGTCTACGATACTTCTAAATTCTTTAATATCATCGACGCGACCTAAGTTGATGCTTCCAAGATTACATACATCTGAGTCATCGGCTGAAGTAACCTCTGTACAGGCGTTCCTGAGAGTTTCGTTTTCTTTATCAAAGAAGTTGAAACTGAAACCTGGCTCTGCTGATTTTAAGGCTTGACGCACGTTTTCTTTGAATACGTCACCAACATCACCAGTTTCCCAATAGCCCAATAACCAGTCAGTGTCATAGTTTACACTGATGTTGGTCATATCCAACGGGGCAGGGAAGTTGAAGTCTTCTTGCTTAATATCCCATAGGGATTTACCTGTGCTACCCACAGGCATTGATTGCCAGTCTTTTGCTTTCAGGAAGTCCTGAATGTCACCATGCTTCCAATTAAGGGATGCATAGATAGCTGACCGACGGCTACCGCCCTGCATTACCCGACGACCAATCTCATTGATCATGTTCATCTTGGTAACAGAGCCAGAAGCTTGCCCACCAGTCCTACTGATGGTTGCTCCTGCCGGACGGTACACACTGTAATCGACACCAATGCCACCACCAGTCATAAGGCAGCTTTCAGCTTTCCATGACAGGTTAGCCCAGTCCTCACGGGTATCCTCTTCTGCTTTCAATAGATAGCAGTTATTGAAGAACTTGTTAGGACGCCCAGCGTAATATAGATATCTACCACCAGGTATGAACTTGAGTTCTGTGATGTATTGTTGAAGTTGCGACATATCGGTCACAGACATATGATCGGAACATACGTCCTTCACTAGCGTCTTAGCTAGGTCTGCCCATGTCTCACAACCGTCGTGTGCGTATTTGTGATTGAAGATGTCCTCACTGAATTTAGATCGGAACATCGGATTGTTATTAGATTTGAATGCCATTATTCTACCAAGTCTTCTAAGTATGGGGGTTTATAGTTCTTGCCTTTGAGGACTTTGCCATCCTCACGCTTCACTGGTTTCCCATCCTCAAGTTTGGACATATTACTGTCATGGACTCGGTTGAATGCTGGCTGTATAGGAAGGTCAAAGGCATCAGCAAAGCCCGAAACAACGTACTGCACATCAGCTAGTTCTTTCAGTAAGTGGGCTTTCTCAGATGTAGCGACTGTCTCATTATTATTTAGTCGCATACATATATGATCGGATGCCTCTTTTAATTCGAGTACTTCCTCTTGTATCAATGTCATTCGCATATGAATGAAATCGATTAGTTCTTTTGCGGTAAGCTCCTTGGTGTTGAAGCTTACCTGACGTTTCATTTCCATAGCCTTATGAAACGAGGCTACTTTATTTTCACGGCTAACATCTCTCATTACCAATTAACCCCCTTAGTCTTTTTCATCAGACGTATCATCTCTGCCAGATACCATTGCGCTTTTTCAGCGTCTTCAATGGGGTTATTCTTGTTCCAAAGCCGTGAGCCTGTGTATTTCAGAATTTGAGCATGGGCAGTGTGCATAGCTATAAAATCGCCTTGCACATCGAGTATATAGTCCCATGTTTCGATTGAGCCGTTTGTGTAATGACTAGGGCTGTTTACTTTATCTTCCATTGGGTCTCCAGAGTTTTACCTTTTGTGCCTCCAAGTCGTACTCACCATATCTAAGGATACGGGCAAGTTGCGCTTGGTGTACGGCATCCCCTTCTGACAGCCCTGCTTTTTCGTAAGTCTTGACGACAGCTTCCCATGTAGGGTCTTCGTCAAGAATAGCAGTAGCTCTCTTCTCACCGATACCCTTACAACCAGGGTAGTTATCGGCTTGGTCGCCAGTGAGGACTTGTTTAAGAAAGAAGTAGTCAGCCTCTTCAGGCGTTACTTCGACGATTTCATCATCAATAAGATGCCGACCTGGAATTTGCATTAAATCCTTGTCGATACTATAGATGACACACTCTTCAAAAAGAGGTTCGTATGTACCACACAGACCCAGTACATCATCAGCCTCTAGCCGAGGGTAGATAAGTGTCCTGTATTTCTGTTGGCAGTAGTCTTTGAGCAAAGGCAGAAGCATAGGCTTTCTGGTCTTAGCTCTATTAGCCTTATAATTAGCATCTAGCTCTTTACGGAAGTTCACCTTATCAGAGAAAGCTACAACGACATCTGCACACCCTGACTTCTCATGCAGGGTAGACATCATGTCATTGAATTTAGCTTTAGTGTCTGACTCAGACGCCCAGAGTATCCAAGTGTCTTCGTCGTACTTTGTAGGGTGTTCCAGAGAAGCAGATGCTTGAAAGGCTACAATATCTCCATCAATCAGGAGCGTATTTTTAGCCATATCTTCTCCTAGTGTGTCTCAGCCCAGTTAGCACCGATGTTATATTCACCAGTTAATGGGACTTGGACGTTGAAGTGTTGACCAGCTTTGGCAATGCAGTCCACGATGAGCTGACCACATTCTTCTGCAATCATTGCATCACAGTCGAATTGTAATTCATCATGTATCCATGCCACTTGCTGACATCTGTCTTGCCACCCTCTGGAGCGTAGTTCTTTGTCTACCTCCACAAGCCACTGCTTACAGACCAGCGCACCAGCCGACTGTAATAAAGTGTTGAGAGCAGCGTGAGTAGACCGTATGTGTAACTGTCTACCATCGAGACCAAGCAGATAACCTTTATCACCAGCTTGTGCCTTTACTTGTTTTACCAGACGCTCTAACGCTGGGACTTTCTCGAAGAACTTCTTCTTGATTTCGCGGCCAGCCGTCGCACCCTTGCCGATAATAGAGCCAATCTTAGCGTCGCCAGCACCGTAGAGAAACGCATAGATAAAAGTCTTTGCATCATTCCTTGTTGGCAGTTCGGCTGCGGTCTGGTTAGCGGTGTGAATATCTCCATCCACTACCTCCTTTGCATATGCACCATTGTCAAACCGCCACATCTCGTTTGCCAACATTCGCAGCTCGAGGCCAGATACGTCAGCACCGATGAGTACACGGTGTTTGGATGCAGTCCAGCATGACCTACACTCTTTGCCATAAGGGACATAGACAGCAGGGGTCTGGGCTACATTGGGTGACCGATGCGTAGCTCGACCTGTGACAGCACCATTGGTGATGACCTGACCGTAGATACGTCCGGACTTAACTCTCTTGAGCCAGCCGTTAGCACCCTCAGCCACTTGACCGATACGCTTTTGCACCATTAGGTATTCGCTCAGGAGCTTCGCTTCAGGATAAGGTAAGCTAGACAATACACGTTCATCTACCTTTGCTCGTCCGTCTTCAGTGAACTCCTTGGGCTTCCATCCGTGGATAGCCTTGAGCCTAGACTCGATGTGCATCCTAGAACCAGGATTGAACACCACAGTCTTCTTCTTCATGATGGGTACGCCTTTGACGTAACCACGGGACTTATTGTTTACCTTGGGTGTAAAGAGACCCAGCTCTTCTTCCCACGGAGGGAATGTGTCCTGTAGTTCTGCCTCGAGTTCTGCACGACGTTTATCCAACGTCTTCTTGAGATGTAACGCTGCGTCCTCGTCGAAAGGAAAACCACAACGCTCCTGCTCTGCAATAACCCACTTGACCTGATGTTCAAGTTCGGTAGCGACAGGAGATACATCTTTAGACTCGATAAGCTTCCACAGCCTGTCGGTGACCTCCACATCCTGTTCGCAGTAATCCTGCATAACCTGAGACCATTCTGACCAACCGCCATCATAGTCACCTTTGAAACACTTGAGCCTATGCCCCCATGCCTCTAGACGGTGCTTACCAATCAACTTTTTTGGAAAGCTCTCATCAGTGGCTACTAAACGATAATCTCGGTCACTGAGATCAGGGTAGAGTAACAGGGACATAACTAGAGTGTCTCTAACCTGTGATTTTCGGATTCGAAACCACGGATACACCTTCTTGATTGCTGGTATATCAAAGCTGATGACGTTGTGGCCTACAATAAGGTCAGCTTCCATCAGCATCTTGACACCAGTTTCCACCTCAGAAGGTGCAAAACTATAAGTCTGTTCGGTGTCTATATCTTTTAGGCAGAGGCAGTGGATACGATCCAGCTCGTCCAGTAGTCCATTGCTTTCAAGGTCGAATACTAATCGCATCCACTTCTCCTACGTCAATTAGCTTGCAAGGTTGTAACGGTAATATTTCTGACCAGTTACTGGGTGGTACTGAACCTTATGCTCAATATTATGACCAGCACTGCGAAGCTCTGAAATGCGAGTAGCAAGCTTATGGATGCTATAATCGTTCATAGCTTCCCGTACTGAAATTGACCCTGCTGTACGCATATGTTTTAGGATTTTATCGTGTTGTGTCATACCGTTCCTTTTCTTCCATCCGTTATGCTCTAGTGACTGGGCTTGTGTATTGAAGAAGTGGTGAAGCTCTTCCCAAGCTGGATTTTTTACTGCTATCAAGGCTGTCATTTCAGCCATCTCAAAGATTTCATCATCAGTAGATATCTCCATCTTGGAATGCCTCCGTTGTCACTTCTGTCAATCTGCCTGTTTGCTCGTCATATCTGAGCTGACAGCACTCACCAGTGATACCACTGAAGCGGTTCTTCAAAATGCGAACTGTAGTTATGTTACGGTTCTCACCTTGCTGGTCTCTTTCAAGACCAATGACCACATCAGAAGTTTGAGCTATTGATTGAGAGCCACGGAGATGACTAAGGCTAGTCGTAACTCCATTCTCGTGGCCTTTGTTACCCTCAAGGCGACGCAGATGCGCTACCATGAGAAGACCTACGCCTGTCTCTTCGACAAGTGAGCGTAGTTTTGTGACCATGATATCGAGTGCCTTCCGGTCATCGACATCTAGTCCTGCGATAGCAATCGAGATGTGGTCAAAGATAATAAAGTCACATCCTAAACCCACAGCCATATATCTGAGCTTCTCTATAAGCACATCGGGGTCAGTAGACCCAAAGCTGTCGTATAGGTGCAACCTGTTACCTTTAGTCACCGCATCAAACGATTTACGCAGTTCGCCTTCGTCTACCGTTGAGTCAACATGAAGGACTTTGTTCATATGGATACCGAGCATACCCTGCATCGTGCGACGCAGACCTTCCTCGAGCATCATCATGCCCACAGTCATGTCTTTATTCATCAGTAGGTCGTAGGCTATCTCTCGGACAAACGCTGATTTACCAACGCCCGTCCCAGCAGTTATAGTTGTTAGCTCCCGAAGCCCTACTCCATAGGTAGGTGTGTTAAGACCTGAGAAGGGATAAGGAACACGAAAGCTATCGTTGCTGCCTCTTACTGTATCCCAGAGGTCGGCAGCGTTAATGATGCCATCGGGACGATACTGTTTAGCACCCCAGATAGCATCAATGACATCAGCCCCACGCCCTGCTACTAGCATTTCGTTAGGGTCTTTGAGGTCAATGTGTGCGATATGGGCTTTGCCTGGCGAGATAAGCTTTGCACATTCTAGTGCTGCATCCTTACCTACATCATCCATATCGAAGAGGAACACAACCTTCTCAAACTTCTCTAAGAAGGTAATGCTCTTGCGTATAGCCCGTGATGCCCCTTGTGCGCCATTTGGCACAGACACCACAGGATATTTATTGTTTTGTAATTGGGATACAGAGAGTGCATCAATCTCACCCTCGGTAACCACTATCATTTTACCTGAGTCACGCCAGAGCCAGTCGCCATATAATCCTACATTCTTATGGTCACCAATCCAGTGGAATGTCTTATCTGGATAGCGAACCTTTGCAGCGATAGGTCTTCGGTTCTTGTCGTAGTAATAGGCTAGGTGGGCTGGACTACCATTATATTCACCAAGGCGGTATCCCCATTTAGAAGAGGTTTCTTCCGTGATACGCCTTGATGATATAGCTCTTGTTTCGCCTTCGACCTTGAGTACTTCTTTTTGTTCTGAACTACCCGTTGTCGATAAAGGGGCGACCCAAGACGTTTCGCCATTGGATTCTTTTTGCTCATAGTAGTCACACCCAAAACAATATCCGTGTCCATCGTCATATCTGGCTAGGTTGTCTTTAGAGCCACAGCTCGGACACGGTTCATGTTGAAGAAACTGAGACTCTTCCATATCACTCCTTTAGCCAGTCCAAAGGCAAGTCACTGTTCGAGTATGGGAAGCCATTACGCTCTGCCCACATCCCGTAGGTGGTCTTGCTTTGCTTGGATATTTTTTGATTAGCGTTTGAAAAGATAAACCTGATGTCTAAATCAGGGTGCTGGTCTTTGACTAACAGCATCTTTTGACGGTCAGCCGTTAGGAAACGGCCTTTGGTCTCTATGATGATGCCATTGGGCAAAACAAAGTCGGGGGTGTATCGAGCCTTTTTTGCAGGACGAAGATAATCAATCTTCATCTGCTCATATTCAAACTCGATACCACGCTCGAGCAGTTCTTGAGCTATACGTTCCTCAAGACCTGAACGATACCCGTTACCTGTTTTATTTGCCCATCCACCAGCATTAGAAGAAGTCAGACGCTTCTTCCTGCGTAGTGTTGGCATCAGTTTCCTCGTTTACTTTTATTTCTTCTGTCTCAAAGACAGCTTCTTCGCCTACTCCGAAAGGATTAACTTTATCGTTTTCTAGTTCCTTTACTTCCTCAATCAATACGCTGAGAGGCTGGAGCGATACGCCTTTTTTCTCCGACTGCCAAAAGTAGACATCAAACTCTACTTTCATGGTTGAGCCACCACCTATTCTATCGGTTTGCTCATCAGCATTTCGGAAGAAAACTCTGGGACGACGATTCCAAAGTTGACCTTCTTTATTCATTTTGTTGGCAACTCGAATTTTAAAGATAACATCCCCTGTTGGAGTGCCATCTTTATCTTCATCCATTTTCCACATGGTGTTTTCGTTTTTGCTAGGAGCTTTACCTGTCCACTCTTTGTAGACTGTAGCCAGCTCCTCCATTAGCTCTTTCGCTTCCTCAACAGGAACACGTAAATCAGCTTTGTATTGACCTAGTTTGTTATATTTAACATCTGGTCTTACAAGGCGTGGGTAGAAAGCTTTTCCAAGCATTGTAACGCCTGAATACTTTCCTGATTTCTCATTCAGATATTTCATCTAAATCCTCAATTAAAAAGAAAGTTGTAGCGTAGCTAGAGATAAAATGTAGCTGACGCTGGGTTAGGACGACTGTTTGAGCAATATGTCCATCTTCATCAGGAACTTCTCCTGCATCGATGTCCTCTTTAGTTGCCTCTCTGATTTGCATGAGCATGAACTTGTCATCCTCAATCATGTAACCCATCATTGTTGGGATGCAGTCGTCATGGGTGTCATCGTGAACTTCATACAGATTTGCGATAGTGATATCTGCTTCGTCTACTTGCTTTTTGCAGTAGTCCTTTAGGTCAATTACATTAGATGTCATCATACAATCTCTGTAGGAAGTTTTCACAACCGTAGGGGTCTGACATTGCTAGTGCTAAGTACAGACGCTCGAAGGTATCCCGTTTGATACCGTTCAAAGTTTCTCGTGAGTTGTACGCAGTGCGTATAATCTCAACGACGGGATGTAGTTGGTCAAACATTTGAGTCATTTCCGAAGGTTTCCTTCTAGTACGTGTGATAAGTTTAAGAGTCTCGTATATGTAAGGGTTAAGAAAAGAAAAACTCACTTTCAGAGACACCTTGAATGTCCAAGTTACCTTTAGACGGGGGAAGGTCATGTTCAAAAGGCAAAGAATTATGTAATTCAGCCAAAGGGTCTGAGTGTACATACATTTGTATAAAGCTAGGCTTTACACACTGCTCGATAAACACAGGCATATGTGCAGCATGAACCCCGAAGCTGTCATGGATCATGGCAAAGCTACCAATCCCAACTCTGAGACCATCAAGGACAGCCATACGCAAATGAGTAGCATCGAGGCTGTGAACAAAGTTAGGCGCAACAGATAGTGCCATATCTTTTCCATCAAGTTTTGGTGCATCTTCATAATATGTAAGGCTAACCCTTCCGTTCATGTAAGTATCATGTCGCATTTGTTTTTGTGCTGCTCTGTACTGTACCACCTGAAAACCATCGGGTGTTGTCCATGTCATACGTTTATCGTACCCTGAACATTCCAGCTTGTTTTGGTATTTAGTCCACTCTCTGGCTACTGAAGACAGCCAGTCCATAGCCACCTTACCCTTCACAACCACCTCATTTATAGCTGCCCAAATGTGCTTGGCAAGTAGTACGACCATCGCTTGATCCTGCTTGTCATCCCACATCCGCTTATGTCCAGCCTTCAGCTTGTCCATGTAAGCCTCTCGGGTGTACTCCATACAGCTCGAGAACTTACCAGCATAAGGTATCACCATTGTCTGACGCTTGGTCATCTTACGGTCTATTCCAAAGTTGACCCATAACATGGCCTCCGGTGAACCCTCGGCAATCAGCATACGTTTGGTCACCTCTGCCACATCAGCATAGATGTCCTGACGGTCTAATCCTGGAATTAGGTTTACTGATTTACCCCCGACCTCATCTCTGAGCATCGCTGAGTAGTGCTGTAAGCCGGAACAGGTGGCATCTACATGGCACGGGAAGTGCGAATAGAATACCTCGCCACGCTTATCTGTCTCCAACAGGTCTGCCCATTCCATACAGAAGGACAAGAACATGAAAGGTTCGTCAGCGTCCAGCCACTGCTGGTTATTACGCCAGTCTTTGCCACACTCTACAATCCAGTCCTCATTGGCAATCACCCAGTCAGCTCGGTCTTGCAGGGATACTTTATCGTTACCCCAAGCATTAGCTCCAGCCACCGCAAGCCATGCAGCTTGCTCCATGTTCTGGATAGGTTGACCCTCAGCAAACTCCAGCATTGATTTACCGAAGTCGGCTGCCTGTGGGTTCAGGAAGGCTGGTAGTGGATATGCCCGACCCCGTACATCCAGATTGTGCGGAAAGAATATCTGATGGAACTGCTGAAACTTACGAGCTATGGACAACGTAAAGACAACTGACAGTCTCTTTGAGATATCCTGACGGTTCTGGTCACGAACAAGAAATACTTCCCTGTTGTGGGCTTTGCGTACTTGTTCGTCTGTATCGTAGGCTGGTGGTTTGGGTGGTAACTCACGGGCATCTACAGTTGGTAAACCCCCACGGTTACCGCCCAGCTCATTGAAGACGTAATCTAGTGCGTCAACCATGCGACGCTTTACTCTCCAAGGTGTCTCCTGTATGGCATTGATGGGTGGCAGGATACGCTCCCAGTCCATCCGTAGCATACGCTCGACATCTCTTTTACCAGCACCTTTGATGATGCTGTATTTTTTCACACGGCCTTTGTTAAGGTATCCACCCTTGAACAGATTATATTCAGCAGACCACGGGCGAGGCTTAACGACCATCGGTAGGTACAGCGTAAAGTCTAATACAGACCGCTTACAGGTTTCCTCTACATGGTCTACCAGTTCAGGGGTAGGTATTATGTAGGTCTCCGTGTGGTCATACTGAATTAAGGCTGTAGCTTCCCTGAAGAGGTTCATCAGAGCATATCCAATCAACAGACACTCTCTTTGAGACCATCCACGCCACTCTACCTGTTCAGCATCGAAGTACATCCGGTAGGTACGCATACGCCAAGACGTAGGGTAGGTACGCTTGTCCATGTCTTTCGTAATCTTATCCAATAGGTTCTTACGTTCCTTGACAGACCCAAAGAAATCTAAACGCCACTCTGTATGGATAGCATCAACAGATTTAATACAGAAGCTGGTACGCTTGATTGGTTTAGACGAAAACAAGGGTATTAAATTAAATACCTGTTTGACATAGAGGTATGAGATAACCTCTGGATTGAGACCAGTCTGTCTTAGATACTCAGCAGCTCTAGCACCCCTACCACCACTCTTCCTAGACAGGAACGAGATTAAAGCTTCAGTGAACTTTCGCTGGGCTGAAGAGACATACCTACTGCCTATCTTACTTTCAGACCAAGCCCCCCTAGAGTTAGACTCTAAGTTATCTTTAGTCATTCTAGTATTAGCACTAGTATAGATATCTTCTTCTAATTTATCCTGTAAGACGCTATTACTAAAGTCATCACTACAGTTTAACTTATAGTTATACTCTTGGTTCATCTTTGGATACTCCTCTTCTCTTCTAGTACGTGTGATAAGTTTCGATACAGTGTGCCTCTTCATACAAGTCTCCTGTGTATGTGTAAGTAATAGTATATCGTCCAGCCCCTGTAGAATATACAAGGGCTAGAGGTTGTTTTTGGATATGTAAGGGAGTCTATAGGGATTTTAAGACTCTTGTGTAAAATGGTGGGGACACCCGGACTTGAACCGGGAAGGCTTGTTCAGCCGCAAGATTTTAAGTCTTGTGTGTTTACCAATTTCACCATGCCCCCGACGAGCTGTGCCACATATGGCACAAGATGTCACACGTTGTGTCACAGTATCATTAACCTTCTAAAGCTTCAAGACATACATCCAGATCATCAGGTGCTAGATGGCTATATCTCATGGTCATTGCGATAGTGCTGTGTCCAAGCCAAACCTGGACACGCCTGATGTCTACCCCCGACTGAACCAGCCTTGATGCACAGGTATGACGCATCACATGGGGTATGACATCCTCACCCAGCCCAGCCATTGCTCTGGCCTTCTCAAAGACTGTGCGGTAGGTGTTCCGATTGATGTGGCTGAAGGGCTGCTGGTTATCCCTAGGGCAACGCTCAAGTATCTCACGGCAACGCTGGGTAAGCGGTACGGTGCGAGGTGTGTTGCTCTTGGTGTGCCAGAGGGTCACCTTGCCATCGTGGTAGTCACTCCAAGTGAACTTGAGTGCCTCGCCAAACCGGAAGCCTGTATCAATTAGGAATGCAGTAAAGTCTGCAAACTCCGGTCTCAGGTATCCAAGCTTGTCCAGCAGTCGGGTCTCTTCCTCTTTAGATAAGAAGCGAAGTCGTCCCCGACCTTCCTTCAGACGAGGGATGTCAGGCTTATCTGCCAGCACCTTTGTCTTCTTGGCTTGTGACAGTACTTTGGACAAGGACGCCATTTTACGATTGATGGTGGCATCAGCATTACGACGCTGTTTTAGGGCGGTAACAATGTCCTCTATATGCTGGTCTGTAATCTGAGATACAGGACAGTCCTTGATGATAGAGGCAATCTCGTCGAGCTGACTGATAACCTTCATGCCGTGCTGGGTATCGCCCCATAGAACGCTGTGTACTCTCCTGTAGTACTGTGTGAAGGTCTCAGTACCAGGTAATACACCCTCGGAGCTGATAGGCTCACCACGGGCGATTGCAAGCTTAACTGAAGCTTCCCAGAGTTCAGCATCCTGCTTGCTGGTAAAACTCTTTCTGTAACGCTTTGTTGATGTTTTTACGTCGCCTTGCCATGTATTCCCACGCTGTCTCGCCATTCTTGTGTCTCCACTCTTGCCAATACTTATTATCAAAATGAGGTGATGTGCATTGCACTGCATATTCTCCATCCGCTTCCGGATAGGTTGCAACATAGTGAGCCGCTTGTATCCGTAAGCGTTCAGCCAACAAATCATCACCTTCCCACTCTGCCTCCCCTGCTGCGAAGAGCAGGAAGCTCCTCGCTTCTGGGTAATTCAGACCATACTTATTCGCTTTTGAATACTCTCTCATAGAAAGCCTTTCCTGATTTAGTTAACTTAACAACCCTGTAACGCTCATCGACTGGGTCAGGGTAGGACTCGATGAATTCCAAGCCAGCATTTTGCTTTTTCTTGTCCTTCCATCTGCCCCACCATTTTATACATCTTGACGCTGTTGCATTGGATAGTCCTAAGTATTGCTCGAGGTCGTATTGGTGTCGTCCCTCGTTTTCTGCTACCCAGATGAAGCTTAAAATGTATGTCAGTGGCATCGCAGGGTATAGTGTATAAAACTGCTCAAGAACCCCCTTAAGTTCGGCGGATTTTGTCATACTTTTTTTTCCCTCGTTTATAGTCAGGTAGGCGACTAGCTATTCTTTACTGTATGGTAACATTTTATCATACTTCCCTATACGAATATATATACCATATGTAAGAACCTCAAGGCAGAAAGAGCTGCCCACTCTAAGTACAAAGACTTCTTCGTTCATTAATGCACTCCTATTAAGCTAGAACAAAGCAAGAACGTAATGCGTTCACTCTACTTAGTCAATATGGGGACGGAGGGTGTAAATGTCAAGGGCTTACGGAAAAGAAAGTAAAATCCATATAAAACGTAGCGGTAACAATGATAGTGAAATAGCCTGGGCCCCGGAAAAAAATCAAAAAATTTTCCAGATGAAATTGATAATCATTCGCAAAAACCAGGAATTGGGGGCAAAAGAAAACCCCCGAAAATCTCGGGGGCTTTCTGATTTTATTGTTGGGTCTGTCTGGATGCCCAGATTATTAGATATATTATAATCAGGATAATCCAAGTAATGATATCATTCAGAAGGTCGCGCATTCAGACCCCCCTTCTGCCTATAGACCTGAATTAGTCCAGCATGAAAACCCCTCTGGAATTCTGTATCTGCTGGGTCTAGTTGGAACATATATAAAGCCCCCTCTAGGTCATAAATATCACCCATTGCAATTTGCATTTTTGCGCTATGAATTCCCTTTATATAGTCGCGGTTTAATTCAACAATATCGCCCATGATTAAGCCCCTTCATCTATCTGGATTTTTATACCCTCTGGAATTTTATATTCTAAATCTTCCAGCCAGTTTTTAATTTCCGTTTCTATATGTTCAGGGTCGAACCAGCTATAATCTTCTAGCTTATGGTCATTATCTCGGGTCATTTTGAAAGTAATTTGAAAGGTAGTTTTAGACATTTAAGCCCCCATCATCTGTAAGTTTTGCCGGCGTTTTGCAGATACAGATTTTGTATCATGCATAGGTATCACAATATTTTTTGCCTTTATCCCTGACCCTGAACATAGCTTGCAATCTTTACAGGTCGTTCTATAGCCTGCCTCTTCACTAGCTGGGCAAAGGGTTTCATTTTTACGGTCTATCTGGGCAAGGGTCTTTTCTTTACTTTCCAAAATTGGAACAGTCCTGAAAGTCCTATATCCCTGACCCCATGCATATAAAGCCTGTTCATATGTATCGGCTGATATCATGCAAAGGTCTGGTCTTACATCTGCCCCAGATACCCCGAGCTGATGGGTGTATCCAGTCCGGCCTTTTGCTAATGATAGTAAGCTTTCCCAAATAAAAGAGGGGGCAGCCGACGGGTCGCCATATGTTCCAAGCCTGACTATTTGTCCTGCCCCGAGCTGGGCTATATCTTCATGTCCTGACAGATAGGGATAAGCCCCTTTCTGATATTGTTTCCAAACAATCAAAACCCCTTGCCCTATGTTTACATAGCAAGTACGACCCTCAGCCAGTTTTTTATCTGGATTATTTGACGGTCTGCCCCTATGGATACAGTCCCCGCATATGGCAAAGTCTAGCCCTGATTTATTGGCATATCTAGGGTCGGTATCTTTGACCAGAATATAGGTCTGTATCATATTGCCTGTTTTTCCATTAGCTGATTTGAGAATTGCAATAACAGCTATTTCAATTTGAGGGTCTAGGCTGGAAGCCCCTTCATATATAACAAATCCATTAGACATTATTTGTCCCCTTTCATTACTTCATCAATAGGCTGGTCTGGGTCTAGGTCTTTAGTCGGGTCGACCCCCCATAAATCCAGAAGCTGTTCCAGCCCCTGTATCATTAAGCTTTCTTGTTCATCATATGCCCGTGCTGGGTAAGCTGAATATTCCATATCTTTAAGCCCCTTCTATTTGTAAGTTTTTGAACAAGTGACAGATAACGTCGACAGTCCAGCCATTGCCCAGCATTCTATATCGCTGGGTATTGCTAACCCCTGCTGAATAATTATCGGGGACTGTCTGCAATCTTTCACATTCTAAAGGGGTAAGCTTGCGCCATGCCTTATCACCCCAAAGGGTTTTTGGTTCGCGATTGCCCCCGTTCATAGTGTTAAGGCAAGGGGCTTTCCCTGCTGGATGATAGACCCGACGCAATAGGTCATGACCCTTCAGGTCTGCATCTGCTACATGGCAAAGGCCGTCGGGTGAAAAGACCAGCTGTCTTCTATTCTTCTGAAAGTAGGATTTAAGATTGCCACCCTTAAAATAATTGGCGTCGATGCAATGGGCTTTGTCCCTATCGGTCGCCCCGTCTTCCAAGATATCGGCAAGCTTTATTCCTTTGTCTTCTGGTAATCCATCAACAGGAATATTTGTCCAGTACAATCTAGGCCTATTCTGGGCTGATACTAGATTGCTATTTATAAAGACAGGCTCGACCCCTAGAAGGTCAGTGATTATCTGCTGGTCTTCTGCCTTCATCTGTACGTTTTCCAGCAAAAAATAACGGGGCTGCAATGCTTTCCATAGCCTGACCCATTCATAAAACAGACCAGACCTTTCACCCTCTAGCCCCTTTCTATTTCTGGATGCGATAGACAAATCCTGACAAGGCGACCCCCCAATGAGTAGGTCAATTTTATAGGCGCGATTATCGCCTGTAGTTAATAGCTGACCCTGTTCTGCATATACCCCCCGAACATCCCCGAGCTGGACAGTATCCGGAAAATTCTTCTGGGTGATACTGACCGCATACTTGTCTATTTCACTAGCAAAGTATTTAGTGACCTTCAGGCCTGACCTTTGCAAGGCAAGCTGACCGCATGACATACCGTCGAATAAAGATAAAACATTCATCTGTTTAATTCCCTTCTATATGTAATAGTTAACTAAAGGCGACCAGAATAAACCAGCCTGACCCGAACAGGGTTATCATAAATAAAACCCCTGCTATGCATTCAAGTACTAAATCAAATCTAGTCATGGTAAACAGTCCCTTCATTTTCTGATTAGTTTTCCGGCTATGTATTCGCAATTGTGAAGCTCATTAGCTAGGTGGTCGACTTCATCCATAATTTCTTCATCATGAAAGCCCTCAGATAAATCATCGCTTAGCACTTCGAGGGTTTCTATTGCATGGGATAGATAAGAGGTGACTAGATTTAACTGTTCTATGAATTCAGATTTCTTCATGATTAAGCCCCTTTCCGAGTGCTAAAGAAAACCAGCATGAAACAAGCTGACAGGATAAAAAGAAAACCGATAGCTTCAGGAATATTCATAAGACCCCCGAAGATGAACCGAGGCTGCTCCCATTCTGTAAAGAATAAATGAGACCCGACCAGCATATAAGTCAGGATTGCCGAAGCTTTTAGTAAAAAATTGAACATGGTTTTGTTCCCTTTCTGTTCCAGGCGGTACTATTACCCCCATACTTATTTATACCATAAAAAAGTATTTACGATAAAGCTTAAACTTACATAAATGCAGATATTATTCATTCAGTTTTTCGGATGGATTATTGAACCAGAAAAAAATACCGAACAAAAAACAGACAGACAGAATACAAACGGCTGCCTTCAGGTCAGGCTATTGGCTAGGGATGCATAGTCCCTTGTAATTCTAGGCAGGGCAAGGGCTTCCGGCTTGCCCGTGCCATAGCCTGTGCCATAGCTGGGCAGACAGGGGGCAGGGCTTGCCGGCCAAATACGCCCCCAGACCCCCCATGAGGGGGGTTCGTCTGTCATCCCACTCGATATAGGGGTTTCAGATTTTTGTGCAATTTTTAGGCTTACCTAAGTGTAACTACCGATCCAACTGTTCCCCTTAGTCCACTTAGATTTCCCCACAGCCGCCTTCATGAACTTGTCCAGTTCGTCATCCAGCTTCCTTGAGCGAACATCAGCCATACCTCTCAGTTCATCCTGAGCCATCTGTTCTGTCCAATAGTTCACTGCAATAGCCAGGGCGTCCAACCTATCGTCATGCTTCAGACTACCTCTGTCGGTTGTCACTCTAGTCATCTGCCAGACCAGCGTCTTGGTGTACTTATTGTCAGCGTCATATCCCTGAGCTGTCTTATAGTCATCCTCAATGACACTAGAGTCCACTATGAGCTTATGACGAGCCATCACAGGTTCTATGGTATCGATGATGCGACGTTCCTTCTGGGTACTATGCTTGACCTCTTCTATGAGGCAGGGATGTATCTTGTTCAGGACAGGCTTGAGGAGCTGGGTAAACATACCGTCACCAAAGTTAGCCTCAGTGATAATAGCGTTGACCTTCTCGCTCTTAGCTATCTCTGCAAGCTTGGTAAGGGTATTGTTGTCGTACCCTCCCTGAAAGCCACCGCAGCGTCTGACATATAGGAAGCCGTTAATCATCTTGACTACAGCATAGCCTGTTTCGTCTTTACCACGCCCAGCAGGGTCAATAGCCATGACTGAGCCTGTGTACTCCCCAAAGTCACTAGAGGTACTCCTAGGGTGGTAGAAGCGGTCTCCAGCCATCGCTAGGTTCGGTAGGTCTTTCCACTGCTTCTCAGGGTCAGGCATCCAGTGTACATCCATAGGGGCTTTGTCTGCCTGTGTATGCATGACAATCAGGTCTCGTATCTTCAGGGGGTATCTCTCAAGGTCACTGAGCTGGGTGTTCAGCATAAACTGTAGGGAGAAGCCAGCCTTCCCATATTCAGCCTTACGCTCTGCCAAATCCATGTCAGAGAACCGTAGGGGGTCTGTAGATGTACCTTCGTCAACTGCAAGCTTCTTTATGTATGGGGCTAGGTCGTTGCCGTACTTGTCCATCTCTTCAGACGTAGGCATCAGAGCTGGCCAGATTTTAGTAGTAAAGGTTTCCGGCAGCTTATTATAGATACTGTCTTCTGTCTGAGGTGTACCCAGATATATAACCCGAGCATCTCTCTTGGGCTTCAGGATAGCTGAGAACTCTTTAGTACGCTCTAAGAGCTTCTCTCGCATATCTGAGGTAGCTGAGTTATTCAGCACCTCTACGTCGTCTGCAATAACGATGTCTGCACGAGTACCAGTGATCTGACCAGTGATACCCACAGACTTAACTGAGGGAGACTGGTCGGGTTCTGCTGGGGCTACGTCAAATTCAATCTTAGACTGCCTCTGGTTATCTTTAGGTATAAGATGTTTCAGAACCTCCATCTGATTGACCAGGTTCAGGGTAAAGGTGGTGAAGTTGTCAGCTCTGTTCTTTGACGCTGATACCACCAGTATCTTCTTCTGAGGGTCTCTAAGCAGCTCCCAGAGGACATAGGCAGACGTAATGAACGACTTACCTACACCTCGGAACGCTTGGATACATATCTTTGTCTGACCGTCCTGTAGGAACTGTGCAATGTCATACTGGACAGGGGTAGGGTCAGGTAACTTGATTTCTTTCCATACTAGGTAGAGAAACTTCCTGAAGTCCTGTTTAATCGGCCTCAGAGGATCGCTGAGAGTCATCTCAGGGGTCTGGGGTATGATTACACCAGAAAGACCCTCTTGACTCTCTATGGGCTTCCTAGAGCGTTTCTTGGACATTATGCTGTCTCTGACTTCTTCTTAATAGCAAAGCCACCCTTCTTAGCTCTCATCTTAGCGTAGGTCTTAGGGTCGACTGTTGAGTTCTTCTTAGACCGACTAGTGCCAGCCTTCTTACGTTTGTTCATGTGTTCATATAGTGACATTAGCAATTCCACCTTCGCATTGATGCTCTAGCTCTTTCAGCATTCTTAGAGCGTTTAACAACTCCACCCATTCGAGCGCAGAATGATTTCTTACGCCCTGCATCCTTCTTAGTCTTAGGATTAGGGGCAGGGGGCTTTAGGTTACTTCCGGTCTCACGGTTGTACTTCCGTCTGCCTTTTTCAGTGAGACCAGCTCCGGCAGCAGTGGATAGCTTCTCACCTTTTCTAATTGATAGGGTGGTCATCAGTATCCTCCTCGAAGTCTGGTAGTGATGCCATAAGCTTACCGATGTTATTATCTATGGTAGGTAAGGCTTCTATACCGTTGTCCTTGAGGAACTTGATGGCTGCGCTTAGTTCTGCTGGGGATGCTTCCCCTGACCTTACTCGGCCTAGCAACTCCTGAGCTACTGCATCATGCAGGGTAGACAGGAGGTCTTCCGACGCTCTCTTGGTCATTGCCATTCTCCTGTTCGGATTTGATTTGTTACTTCGGTTGCTCTCTGGCCTACTTGTTTAGCCCAGGTAGACCGTAGGAACTCATCGGCTGCCATATCGTACTTTCCGTCCTTTAGCAGACCCATTGCGTTTACGAACTTGGAGACTGTTCCTATTCCTACGTTGAATGTGAAGTTGATAAGGGCTGCGAAACGTACCTCGTCTAAATCCAGTGTCCACGGAAAGCGACGCTTGAGCTGTTGTATTGCTTCTTTGATGTCGTTCTCCAGAAGCATCTCCGCTTCCTGTTCGGTTATACCTACGTCGTCCAGATTTCTTCCAATTCCGATAGTACATTTACCCTGTGTGCAAAAATAAGGTTTAAGTTTCATGCCCTCATGGCGTTTGAGTTGTTCGACCAGTTTATTCATTTAGTGTTTATCCTGTGAACAATGTTGATTGCTGTGTTGATCCATACCCCTATTAGGACAAGGATATGGATAATCATTTCTATGTGAGCTACTTCCATTACTTACCAAACATCTTAGTTGCGCCTTTGATCCCGAAGGATGCGCTTACGATTACTCCGAGGGTGTACTTGTACCAATCAGGGGTCATAGCAAGAGCCTCAAAGCCTCGCTCGACGTATTCTACAGTGAAGGGCAAGAAGCAGAGCAACAGGGGGATGCTGAACAAAATGGTAAGGTACTCGTCTTTCCATGAGCCACTAGAGTTCTTCTGGGCTGCAATGTCCCAGTCTATCTCTCCAGATATCTGCTTCTCCATCAGTGTGGTCTCAGCTTCTATCTGTACTAGCTTCTGCTTGGCCTTAGCTTTCTTGGTCTCTATGTAGCCACCTACAGCTTCACTAGCGACGCCCATGATGCCTTGTAGGATTACTCCAATCATATTAGGTCTCCGATTTTCTCGCACTTAGTGCCTACTATTGTGTATTGAGGCATCACCTGTTCTACGGATACCTTCATCTCAGATATGCGAACCTCACATTCTGCCTTGGTGGCTCTAAGTCCCCATAGGTCTGAGAGTTCTAAACACTGGTCTGAGCTGTTCATTAGGCAAGCGAATACGATTGCTTTAAACATTAGTTATCTCCTGAAGGTTAAATAAAAGAGACCAGCAACGTAGATAACTACTGCTCCTCCTAGTATTGTGAGGAGTGCTATCGCTCCTATTTCCATTAGTTCTTGCCTTTTTTTCTTTATTCTTTGTATTTCTGCCTGACGCCTTTTTCTGGCTTCTGCTTGAAACTTTACCCAGTCCCCGTATAAACCAGGGCGACCATAGTAAATCATGGCTTGCTCTAGCTCGGCTCGTTTAGCCTTGAGTGCCTCGAGTGCCATGAATTCTTCTAGTACTTCGCCCTCATTACCGCCTATGGTTTTCCAAAAGGATTTCTTCTTTTTCTCACCCTTTTTTCTTAGGTCTTCTTCAGCGTTAATAAAATCAGAGATGGCGTGACCAGCCGACATGAGTTCTTTGCCGTTGGCTATGGTTTGTTTCAAAATTCCAAAAGCGGCATTGGCAGCAGCTAACTCAGCCAGCATCGCCTTCTCCTAGTTTTTCTTGGGGTATTTAATTAGAGGCTGTTGGCTAGGGAAGTAGCGTTTCTGCTTTGCGCCTATCCCTAGTGCTTTCAGGACACCTGTAAGAAGCCCCTTGTTATCTTTCTTTTTCTGTTTATCACTCATCTAATTACCTTTATAAGTGTGCCTTGGATATGTAATTATTTGTCCCTATAAATCTGGTATATTTTGAACCCAAGATAAATGATGGACATAATCCCAACTACCAGAGCAACCCACTCGTTCAGTTCATGCAGCCAGAGAGGGGCGGATACACCCCCAACGGCTATAGCTAAGTCGTTCTGGTTCACCCTGCAATCTCCATAACTGTGATTGATGATGCGCCACCATAGTCACCAGAATAATTACTTCTTCTGTTAATACCAAAACTTGTAGTGCTAGTTCCGTGTGCTTGTACTTTATAAGTTATTGCTGATGTAGTGCTAGGGCTGTCTAGGTGTGATATAGAATTACCATTCCATGTATTTCCTGCATTTGCCCCAGATTCAGAATAAGCACCACCTGTTGAAGAAGCGGCGGTTGTGTTACTTACAGCAAGGTCTGTAGTATCTCTAACTACTTTCCAAACAACACCCATAGAATTTGCAGGGTTAATATGTACATCTACGAGAACAAGTATTTTGCTTGATGTAGAAGATGGTGTAATTGAAACAGACATACCGCTTACATCTGCGTAGCTAGAAGTTGACATTGTTGTGGTGGTTGTCAAAGTTGTGCTTTGAACCTGCAACACAGAGCCGCTAGGAAGAGCATGATTGTTTATGCGAGTTAGTGCCATGTCAGCCTCCCTATCCTGCTATTTCTGTTACAGTCATGTTGCTAATCATTCGCTCATAGCCATCGCCTGTATTACTATTAACAACACGGTTAATATAAATAGTACTACTGTTAGTTGGCCAAAAAGCTAAGTAATAAGTAATTGCACTTGTGGTGTTTGGCTCATCATAATATGTACCTGTCATTGTCTCAGGAGTACTGTCATTGTCTGTTCCTGTATAACTCATGCTGGGACACCACATCCCAGTCATTGTATATCCAGTATCTGTGTTACCTACAATTAAAGTATTGTCTTTATATAAAGCAAACAAAGAGTTAAATGCATCTGATTGACCACTAAACTCCCCATTCCACATAACATCAATCTTTAACTTTGATGTAGTAGAAGTAGGCGTAATTGTTACACTTGGAAAGTTAGTAAGCTTGTTCCATGTTTGTGTAGTTACAGACTGTGAAGTGCCTGTAGTTAATTGGTCATACTGTATCTGAATAATACCACCAGCAGGGGGAATGACAAAGCCACCAGAGGAGTTCTGGATGTTGTCTACTTTTAATACTGAAGTCATCCTGTTCTCCTATCCTATTAAGTAGCCCATAAAGTGAGTATAGACACCGTTGTTATCTACATAAATATAATCGCCAGTGTTTAACTTTATTTTATCATTTGAGTTTAACTGTACTACGCTGGTAAAATTCAAAATAACATATCCACCACTACCAACATTATTATAAGTTTTAAGATATGTTGAATATGAAGAGCCGCCATCTGTTGACTTTTGTAAATCAACACCGACACCACCTGATACAGTACCGCCTGATGAGTTAGTGGCAAAAATAATTGCACTAAATTGGTATAATCCAGTTACAGGAGCAGTAAAAACTGTATTGTCAAACACATTACCTACATCAAATAATTCTGTGTTAAAGACTAAATCGCCTGTCATAGAAGAACTTCCAACCGCTTTATGATGAAAGGCTGGTCTGTTTGTTGCTATTACATTTCCACTAGCAGTAATGTTACCACTGCTATCAATCGTAGCGGCTGTAGTGCCGTTGGTATGTTGGAGCGTTTCAACGCCTAATATACTTGCCATTGATTATCTCCTATTTAGCTATTTCTAAAAACATTACTGATGAAGGTGAGCCAGAATATCCTGTAGCACCTGACCTATTTACAGCTAATGTT